TGACAACGATCTGCTTGCGTCCCATTGTCAAGGTCCAGTGTCACCGCGATATGCACAAAGGCCGCAACGTCTCGATAGACGCGCGTTGTGACAAGTCGCAGTAGAGTAGAACCACCGCCGTACAGGTGAACATCAAGCTTGTCATTAGCGTCGAAAGAAACGGAGACGTAGTTATTGGAGCTTAGGTAAGCGTCGAAGATCGTCTGCGCCGTGCCGAGCTTGTGACGTTTTACCCAAAATTCAATAGTGACGTTTTGATCGTCGGTCGGCGAGCCAGACCCGGCCACCGACTGATAGCCGCTTGACCCATCACCGTAGGCGCTGCCCTCGATGACGTAGCCGCCCGCTGCGCTAATTCCAGTTGGTTTTACCCAATAAGGCATTAAACCCAAACCTCATCTAAACGAGGATCAAATTCTTTAAGTTCATCATAAGTCATTTCAAGGACAGATTGCTCTAAAGAATCTGATTTACTACGAATAACAGACACTTGATCCCAAATCAAAACACCAGCGTCCCAAGCAGCTAATTCCTCTGCGGTCCAATTTACACGGCCTTTTTCAGCTAACTGAGCAGCCTGAGCAGTTAGGTTGCGTTGTTTCCACTCAGGAATGATTTGAATAATACGTTCATAGGCTTCGGTCTTAATAGTTTTAATTAAAGATTCCCGTAGTAAAGCCTCAGGGTCTGGAGCAACATAGTCAGGATCATCAATCCAAACACTCTTCCTAGTAACTTCATAGGAAGTCAGGGTGTCTTCTTTAGAACCACTTTCGATTTTTCCAGTCGGAACTTTAGGTTCTGAGAATCGAACAATACCTACGTCCTTTAATTCATCTTTAGACCACACTCGTACAATATTAGCTTGATACGTTACATCATCACGTTCTTGGATATGTTTAATGACGACATTAGAATTACCAGTCTTAACAACCGGAAGATCATATGTATTCCCATTTTTAGTCAATACAGCGTACATCTTTAGTCTCCTTAGGATACGTTCAAAGCTTGACCAACATTGTACATGTTCGTGCCGTCTGATCGAAAAGTTAATTCATCTTTAGCGGAAGCAGTAGTCGTCAACGTAGGTGCAGTTGCAGAGGGCCACTTAAAGACACTATTCCAGGTAATAGTACGAGACCCAGTGCCGTCCTGAATGACTGTAATGTGATAAAAAGCACCGTCAACTAGATTAGTAGGAGCAGCCATAGTACGGTTACCACCTAAAGTGACTGAACAAGTTTGATTAGCACTAGCGTCCCAGTTAATAGTCGCACCGTCGCTTAAAGTTGTAGCGTTAAAATTCTGCGTAGCTGTATACTCATTAGCAACATCAGAAACTACATTGTCAGCATCGTAAGCCTGAACGTCAGTACCAATAGCAAGACCAAGGTTGGCCCTAGCAGTAGCAGGAGTCACTACGTCGCTCAGGTTAGCCGATTTATCCATTTTAGTACCGACTGCAGTCTGAATAGCTGTAAATTCAGTATTAAAATCAGCACCTGAAATAACTTTATTCGGATCACTATCAGCAAGAGCATCCTTACCGGACCAACTTACCTGGATTGTATAATCACTCATTTACTACTCCTACCTGGATGAAAATTTAGCTATTGTGTAAATTGAACGAGACGAGCCAAATAAATAAGGTTCTCTCGTCTCTTGTTTCTGGTTAGAAAGTTTAATAAAAAGCTGTTGTTTAGACCAAACTTGAGTACGCTCCTTAGGGAACGCCTTAACAAGAGGTTTAATCTTACCACGTTTCATTCGGACGTCAATCGACGCTCAGAAACCCAACGAGAAGCATTCTTCTTACGGGATTCTTCACTAACTTTTGTTTTCTTTTTAGAGACCATTTTACCGGCCTTACGGACTTTAATTGGTTTCACCAGAACCTCACATGGTTTTCTTTGTTACGTTTACGAACTAACTCTAAAAGTTTTTCTCTCTCAGCATCCCAAATATCTTGAAGATGTTTAGTGTGGACTTTAGGATCGTCGTCTACTAATCTTTTAATGTTTCCTCTAGGAGTTTTAAGAGACTTAGTGAATACTTTAGATCGTTTATCTTTAACATTAAATAAACCACCTTTAGGTACATCAAAAGGAGTAGTCTTAGGAGTTCTTAAGGAGTCTTTAGATTTACTAGAGAGTTCTTTAGTTTCTTCTACGTTAGTATTATTATACACCTTTTCTGATACTTTGTCAAGGTCTTCTTCATGAGTCAGTAAATCTAGAATCTTTTCAAGACCTTCTACATCATCATCAAAAGATTCATGTTCAGGAAATTCCATCATATTGTCCTCAATGAAGGACTCAAGTTGTTCTGGAGTAGCTCCTGGGTGTGCTTGTTTGTATGTTTTTGAAAGTAAATCAACATATAACTGTTTAATTTTACTTTTAATTTTTTCCAACTCCAAATCGTAGCTGGTATCCATTAAAGCTGATTCAAGTGTCATCATTGAATTTAACTCTCATTTTTAATATAAATTATTTCAAAGTCAGCAGAGACAAAGTTATTAGACCCTGAACTATATGCTCGTGCCTCAATATCAGTTTTTTCTGAAAAAGTTACTGGTACTTTAAAATTTAAAGCTAGTTCACCACTTTGAATAGTTACCTTTGCAGCGGTTCTAAATACACCACCAAAGGAACGTTGAACAAAACGAGTAACAAGATACTGGTTTGTGTTTGGTGTGCCTGTGCCTAAATTACCTTTAAAAAGATAACCAGTATATCCCGCTGGAACAGTCCATACAGCCATAAGTGTTTGGTTTTGACCTAATGTTATTTTAGCATAAATAGTAGCTGGGACACCCGCAGTTACTGTGCCAGTACCTACATAAATATCACCAGCGGCTGTTCCACCACTTCCTGCTGTTGCAACATAAGCACGGTTTACGCGAATAAAAGTTGTTGTCGTTAAAACTTCAGTTTGTCCATTGAGAGAAACAGTTTCAGATGCTTCATTCCAATTTTGATCTAAACCAGAAACTACAACAGTTCTTGCACCAGTACCAGCAGATGTATCATTGGTACTGCTGCTGGATACCTTCATTTGAATTGCAGCAGCGGGATAAGCATAAATGCCACCAGCATCCCAAATCGTTTCTTCTGTACCATTAATGTCTGGATTAAACCCAAACTTAAAAATAGCTTTATAATTTGGAACATTTCCACTACTTAATTGTGTTAAAAAAGAAATGTCACTACTTGGAAATGGAGATGTTTTAGACGTTAAACCGTCAGTAGAATTTGAAATAACATGAACGCCAAAAGTATCTGAAATAATTCTAGAAACGTCCGGAGTTGTATATTTAGCGTCAGCCATGAGACCTTACGCCGTTACCTTCACACTCATGTTGACGAATCCAACGAGTGTCGGCATCATCCCAAACTTGAGGAGCAGAAATAATGTATTTAGAAACAGACCCACATTTGTCACATTTAGTTTTCTTTAAACGATCATCATATGAACGAACCTCAGAGTGTTCATGCTCACAAGAAGTACAGGAGTAACTATAAGTAGGCATCTAAAGCTCCTAAATAAAAATAAAAGGAATGAGGGGATTCCGAAGAACCCCCTCAAGTCATCCTTAGGTGGACGGAACCACGAAGGCAACACCAGCGTTGTCACGCAGTTCACCAACGCCATACAGCGTGTCGGCAGTGAACAGGTCACCCAAGTATTCCTGTTTGTACTGAGTCTGCGAACGGACACCCATCTGCTCAACCAGAGCCAGGGCCTCTTTATGCATCATCAAACCAACACGATACGTGGTGCTGGTGTCGGCAGCGGTTTCAGTCGGGCAGTTGCTGGACACATAGACGTCCATGCCGTAGATGGAACCGATTTTACCAGTTTTAATGGCACTACCGTCACCAATGTACTGCTGTTCCGTAAAGCGGTTGATGCCAAGCATGTCGTTGGCAGCAATCGGCGGGATAACCATACAACGGTTGTCCATCGGAACATCAGCATTGTCCAACGTCAGGATCATCTTACGAATACCGGCGTCAGTAATGTCGGAGCCGTTACCAGCGTTGGTATTGGCAGTCTGGTCATAAGCGGTAACACCGTCACCGCCAATAACGGCAGCAGCCCAGGTGTTGGCACCTTTCGTGCCACCCTGCAGCGACTCAGACTGGACAAACAGGTCCGTATCGACCTGAGTAGCCAGAGCATAGCCAGCATCGTCGGTGTAGAACCGGCGAAGCGACGACAGAGCCTGAACTTCGGTGATGTCTTCGATGACTACCGAATATTCATAGTGCTTGTCAATGCTCAGGTTGACAGTCGAATGAGTGTCGCCCTGTAAAGTGACCTGTGAGTTGGCCGACTTTAGATTGGCAGAACCACGGACCGGAGCCGGAATGTGGATCGTGTCGCCCTTTTTGCCGTTGTGGTTGATTTTGGTGACCACGTTGCCCAGGACCAAGTTCTTTTTGTAACCGGCGATAACTTCGTCGGACCACAGTTCGGGAATAAAATTCGCCGCAGTCGTGGTAGTCTGATGGTTAGAACCCAAAGCCATGATGTTTCTCCTTTAGCTTTCTGAGGTTATTTAACCCTACCCTCAGCATAAGCACGAAGAATTTCGTCTTGTAATGCCTCATAACGGGAAGGATCATTTGTCTTAAGTCTGATTAGATCAGCCCTACGATAGATTTTTTTACCTGCTGTAGATTCAGCAGAGGAACGAGAAACACCTTTCCCGTTCTTAAGAGCCGCTTCCCGTTTAGCTGATTTTTCTGCTTCAACTTCCTGAGTTTTATTAATCAGGCTACGTTCTTTCCATGTACCAAGAAGTTCCCTGGCTGAATTAATATCGTAGTTATGGGCAGATACATACAACTGAGTACGGATAGGACTCTGCTGGACCCACTCCTGAAACTTAGGGTCTTGAACGACTTCTAAGTAGTCAGGATGCTCCTGTTGGAGTTGCTGTTGAGTAGTCTGAGCCTTAACGACCTGCTGATACTCTTCAAACTCCCGAAACTTAGGATGCTTCTCAATGGCTTTACTGACTGCTTTGTCAGGGTCATCAAAGAAATCAATGTCTTCTTCGACATATTCCTCAGTTTCTTTTTGAGTAGTGGTAAGTTGTTGTTTAAGAATTTCGTCAGTAAGCTTACGAAGCTCCCCTAACTCTTGACCTTTACGTCCTAGTTCTTTTTCAAGGTTTTCATAGGAAGAAACAATATCCTTTACGTCCTTACCCTTGAATTTATCAGGGAGTTCAAATTCAGGTTCCTCAGGTTCTTCCTGTTCAATATCAGGAGCCTCGTCCTCAATTTGATTAAATTCTTCGTTTTCGTCTACAACTGGTTCTTCTACAACTACACTATTCATAATACTGACCTCCGTCCTAGAAAGATTATGGAGTTACACACATGTTGGGATTTAACTATTCGTCAAATTGATCCAACGCTAATTTAGTGGTTTCTTCTAAATTGATAATCATATTTAGAATATCCACTTGACCCCTACGTAAGTAGAGAGTTCTCTCGTCGTCTATAGTTTGAATCTTTTCTAACGACTCAGCCATTTGAGTTAGCTCTTCAGTAAAGAGACTCCAAGCTTCTAACGTAAAAAGTTCTAGACGTTTTTCTAAAAATTCCTTATCACTTAGCATTCGACATACGTGCCTTAGCTAAGTTAAGAATGGTTTCTGAAGCTAAATGCTGCATTTCAGGAATATTACGTTGGGTCTCTGATGTAATATTGGAGGACTCCACACGTAATTTTTCAATTTTAGCCATTTTCTCAGCAAGATCAACTTGTTTTTGAACCAAAGTATCCTGCGACTGTTTATCCTGAACTTCAGATTGATACTTCATAGCCTGAGCCATTTCTTTCTGAACCCCTGCCTTCATCTCTTCAATTTCCATTTGAAGTTTCATCAACTCCAACTGCTGAACCATCTGTTGAACCTGTTGTTGTTGCGGATCAGGCTGCATCATCTGAGCAATCGCTATTTTAAGTTCTTCACGGTTAGACAGGGAAGAATTTTCAAAGATGGACATAAGGATAATACCGAATGCAGGGGTTCCCTGTTGAGTCATAGACAATAACTGGATCATCTGAGTCATTTCCAGTTCTTTAGCCATAATACCCATACTGGAATACGCTTTAAATTTATAGTCACCGCCTGGGTAACGATTAGGAGCAAACTGGATATAACGCCAAGCAGTCTTCTCAATAAGAGGAATCAAGAAATTCTCTTGGAAGTTCATAATAGTACGCTTCTGGCGTTTAATCGAAGCCGCTTGAAGCATAGACATACCGGAGGCAGTGGAATTACGAGGATTAGCAAAATTACTGTTTGCTGTGTCCATCGCCCCAGTACCCATCTGAACCATACGTTCTAACTCAGCAGCTTCAGTAAAGGTAGTATTAGCTACATTACCGAAGTTCAACGGCATAAGGGTCTGACGAGGATCGCCGTTAGTAAGGATCGTCTTACCTGCTTTAACTTCAAACTTAACACCACGGGGGAGGCGAGTAGCGTCTACGCCCATCATAGGATGCGTAGTGAGGGCTAGAGCGTCAATACGCGCTCTTAGCTCTGCATCTAGAGCCTTTTGCGGGTTATAACCCTTCTCCGCTATGCCTCGACCCCAAAACTTATTCGGTACACGATCATGTTGATAAGCAACAAAAGGACGGTCCTCCATTAAATAAGGATTACGAGAAGCCTTAAGGACTACACCGTCATTAGCGACAACTACAACAGCCTCTACAAGTTCATCTTCATCGTAGTCAAAGCTCTCAAATTCGTCTTCTTTTTCCTCTAAGAACTTAACTGGAACACGGCCCCAATATTCAGTAATCTTAACCTTATCGTCATCGTCGGTAATCGAAGAGTTTTCATCCTCAAAACCTAAATCCATTTTCTCAAAACTACCAACAGGTTTATCTTCGTAAATCCCATTACGAATACCTTCAATAATTTCATACTTAGGCTTAATGACGATCTGAGCTACACCTAAAGCTTCTTCAATTGACGTAGCAGTCGGATCAATGACAAATTCTTTAGGAGTTAACGCTTCAATCTTTACCGTAATAATGTCTTCATTCTGGACAAAAGTATCTGTAGTTAGAGTCCCTGGAATCGCAGATTCCGAAAGTTTTTTCTTAACTTCTTCTTTGACGTTAATTTTAGCAATACCAGTGCCATAAATAGCGGCATTCAGTAAGGATTCTACAATGGCGTCTTTAACTTTAGCACGTTCTAAGTCTTCTTGAAGATTTGTACGTACAACCTTAATGTCCGTAGGGTCTTGATCAGCTACATCGTCACGTAAATCAAACCACTGTTCCCTGCCGAAGATAGCTTCTTCCAGTTCAGACACAGTAGCCTCTACAGCTTGCTGAGTCGCAGGAGAGATTAGTTTTGAATTCTCAGATGAACGAGTCTTGTCTTCAGTTGACCAAACACCACGCCAAATACGGTAATATTCGTCCCACTTAGTGAGATAATTCGTATTACGGTGTTCTTCCCATGTAGTAACTTTATCGACTACCCAAGCACTTAAGGCTGCTTTAGGGTCAATATAGCTTAACTTAGTATCCTGAGACATTATCTAAAGGTTCCCATTCATCTAATTCAATTGATTGTGCAAAGTCTGCTACACTAACTTGGTCAATGTAGGCCAAAGAGTCAAGTAAGTCATCGTGAGACAGTGGGTTTGGAAAATCCAACATTTGAGATATGAAGTTATGGTTCCAATCTGCTTTACGAAACTTAATCTTACCATGTTCTAAACGGCCTTGTAATGCCCATACGATACGATCTTGCTTCTTTTTTCCACCATGTGTTACGTCTGTAATGTTAAACCATCTACCTTTAATTCTCATTAAGTCTTCTAAGTACGG